AGTGAAGGTGAGAAGCAAAGAATTGATTTAGCACTTCTCTTCACATGGAGGGAAGTGGCTAAGTTTAAGAATTCAGTCTCGACCAATTTAATGATATTGGACGAAGTGTTTGATAGTTCACTAGATGGACAAGGGACAGAAGAATTTTTAAAGATCATCCGATATGTAATTGAGGATGCTAATATCTTTGTTATATCTCATAAAGGAGGTATGGAAGATAAATTTGAGAATGTTATTCGATTTGAAAAACTTAAAGGATTTAGTAGGATGGTATTATGATGGACAATGTTAATGTTGGAATTGTTGGTAATGGCTTTGTAGGAAATGCTGTTTACCAGAACCTAAGAGATAAAGTAAAATGTAAAGTATTTGATGTAGATAAGAATAGAGCACTCAATACTTTAGAAGAAGTTATAGAACAGGATTTTATTTTTGTTTGTCTTCCAACTCCTATGAGGATGGATGGAAGTTGTGACTTGTCTATTCTTGATAAGTTCTTTGAGGACTTACCAGATCATTTAACAGGAACTTTTGTTATTAAATCTACTGTTCCTGTAGGTACAACAAAGAAATATACTGAAAAGCATAATGTAATTCATAATCCAGAATTCCTTACTGCAAGGAATGCTATAGAAGATTATGCGAAAGCAGAGAGAAATGTTGTTGGGGGAGATAAGGAATTATGCACAGATTTTGTATGTTTCTTTGATGCATGTTTCCCCAAGATCCCAAGTGTGATTGTTTCATCTGATGAGAGTGAAGCAATTAAATATTTCTCTAATGTATTTCTTGCATACAAGGTAGCATATTTTAATAAGATATATGATTTCTGTCAGGCAACAGGAATGAATTATAATAATGTGAGAAAGGGAGTAACTGGAGATAGTAGAATAGGTAAATCCCATACTCAAGTTCCAGGTATAGATAATGATAGGGGATTTGGTGGAACGTGTTTCCCTAAAGATCTTAATTCATTAATCACACAGTTTGAGGAACGTGGTATTAACTGCGATATGCTCAAAGAGGTGTGGTTATACAATGAAGACATTAGAACAGTTATTGATTGGCCAGTAACATGAAAGACAAAGTATTAGTAACAGGACATAGAGGTTTTATCGGACGCTATGTTTTTGCTGACTGGAGAAGGACTCACGGGTACCTGGTAAAGGGTTTAGATCGTCCTGATGATATTCAGGATTTTGAACCTGATGATTATCAAATAGTAATACATCTAGCAGCATGGGCAGACATACGTGAGAGTATGGAGAAACCTGAAGAGTATTATGAGAATAATGTTATCAAGGCAAAACCTATATTTGATTGGTGTGCTAAAACTAATACAAGACTTTTATATGCATCTTCCAGTGCTGTAGATGGTAACTATTGGGAGAATCCTTATGCTATGAGTAAATGGGTTAATGAACAGATGGCACCAACAAATAGTGCTGGAATGAGGTTCACAACAGTCTATGGTCCTGATAGTCGGGACAATATGATGTATGGAATGTTAAAGGATGGAACTGCACCTTATGTAACTAATCATAAGAGAGACTGGATTCATGTTAAAGATGTATGTCGTGCTATTAGATATCTTGCTGCTAAAACTGAAATTAATGGCCCAGTTCCAGTTGGATATGGTGAATCTATTCCAGTTAGGAAATTAGCAGAAGCATTTGGTCAAGGTCATTTGCCTGTTAAGACCGATACACCAGGTGAGGTTGATGATAATGTTGCAGATATTTCTATTATGTTAAGCACTGGATGGAAACCTAATATTCGTATATTGGATACTGTAGATGGCAACGTTTAAACATATACCCACTGGAAAGAGATTTCTTTTTGTACATATCCCCAGAACTGCTGGTAGGTTCTTTGAACAGAATCTAATGAAGGGTAATGATTTTGTATGGGATGATGATGTAGAAATTGATAGACAGTATAAGAGTATTGATGGTGTTGAGTTAGCTCATTTTCATAGAGAGTATTATGAAAAATATTTGGATGTAAAAGATATTCCTCATATAACCATTATAAGAAACCCTATTGATAGATTTATTTCATGTACCATATTCCTATCAGAATTGTATGGTGATTTGGATGATTTGTTAGATGATCCTATGATGTTTCATTCCATGTTACAAAATGCTCCCTTATCACAATCAGTTAATTGGTTCAGACCTCAGATAGATTTCCTTTCGGATAAGACCCATATTTGGAAATTTGAGGATGGGTTTGGTGATGACTTTGGTAAGTGGGTTAGTGATATAGTGGGAGTGGATATCCAGATGAGATCTGATATGCCAGTCGAGAAACTGCCAACCGATGAGACCAGAAAGGTTAAGAGAAGTGCTAAATTGGTAAATAATATCATAGGTCTCTATCGGAACACGGACATTGAGCAACTCTATCCCGAACTGGCAGCATCACAGCAAGAAGGAACCTAAGCGTACCTTAAAGCCACAGGCACTCCGAAGTGCAAGAGAAAGACGTAGACAGTTGATAAAGCGTCTACAGAGCCCCCAGAAGGGGGTTTTTTCATGTATTATAGCCATATAACGTATAAAACAGATGGCAGTACAACACGAAATTAAATCTCAATTGGCAAAATTGCTTGCTACTGAAGACCTTGTGGTAGAGCATAAGCAAGTTCCTACTGCACAATTTAATGTCCATACTCGTGTGTTGACACTACCTCTTTGGGAAAAGGCTACTAATGATGTATATGATATGTTGGTTGGTCATGAGGTAGCACATGCTCTCTTTACTCCAGATCAAGATCCACCTGCTGATATTCCACATCAGTTTGTGAATGTGGTTGAGGATGCAAGAATTGAGAAGTTGATGAAGCGTAAGTATATGGGTATTGCCAAATCATTTTATAGAGGGTATAGTGAACTTCACAGAGGAGATTTTTTTGAAATAGAAAATGAAGATATTGATACTTTTAATCTTGCTGATAGGGCTAATTTATATTTCAAGATTGGTTCGTTCCTTGATCTATCTTTTTCAGATGCTGAAAAGGAGATTATCGATTTAATTGGAAAGGCAGAAACTTTTAAGGATGTTGAAGAAGCATCACGAGTTCTTTATGAATATTGTAAGCAACAGCAAGAAGAACAAAAAAAGAAAGTCGCTGATATAGATTCTCATCAACAGGTTGATACGGAATTGGAGGAACGTCCTAATTTAGGTGAAGATACTACTGAGTATGAAGAGGAAGAGAAGGAAGAGGTTGAAGGAAAGTCTCCACAATCACCTCAAATGGAAGAAAGTGCAGACAGTCAACCTTCTACTGATTTACCTGATAATTTAGAAGTCCAAACAGCAGAGTCTCTTGAAGATAAACTTCAGGACTTAATTAATAGTGATGGGATTGATAATGTATATACTCAGATCCCTGATGTTAATCTTGATACTATCATTGCTTCTAATGAAGATGTTCATAAAGTAATAGATGAGAGTTTTGATGCACAACAGGCAGCAATAGATAATAGAAAAGGAGATGAGTTATTGTATATGCCAGAGAATATTTTTGAGGAACCTGATGCTGATTTTGTTCAGTTTAAAAGAGATGCACAAAAAGAAGTTAATTACTTAGTTAAAGAGTTTGAGTGTAAGAAGGCTGCGAGTGCATATGCTCGTGCTACTACTGCTCGTACTGGAGTAATTGATACATCTAAACTTCATACTTACAAGTACAATGAGGATCTATTTAAAAAGATAACTTCTCTTCCTGATGGTAAGAATCATGGATTGGTTTTTATCTTAGATTGGTCGGGTTCAATGCAATATGTCTTACAGGATACTTTAAAGCAACTGTACAATCTTATTTGGTTCTGTAAGAAAGTTCATATCCCATTTGATGTATATGCATTTACTAATGAATGGAGAAGAAGAACAGAGAACGTGTATAGTTCTCAATTGACAGAACATTATAAAGCAGAAGAAGGAATGATGTGTGTTAGTAATGAGTTTTCATTAATGAATGTACTTACAAGTAAGGTTAATGTTAAAGAATTGGAGCATCAAATGTTAAATATGTGGAGACTTGCTCATGGATTTGGTCATAGGTTTAATGTTTATTATCGTTACCCAGATCCTTTAGTACTTTCAGGAACTCCTTTAAATGAATCAATGATTGCTCTTCATAAGATTCTTCCTAAATTTCAAAAGGAGAATAACGTTGAGAAGGTTCAGTGTATTGTATTGACTGATGGTGAGGCTAACTATCTTCCATATCATAAGAGTGTTGATAGAAGTTGGGAAGATAATCCTTATATGGGTACTCGTAGTATCAATCCCCACACATGTTTCTTAAGGGATAAGAAGGTTGGTAAGACTTATAAGTTTCAATATGGATATCATCAATTTACTGCCACTCTATTAAAAAATCTTAAAGATAAATTCCCTTCAGTAAACTTTATTGGTATTCGTGTTCTTTCTAATAAAGAAGGATTGAGATTTGCTAAGATGTATTATCCAGAGGGATGTTCACAGTATCAGAAGATAGAGAGGGATTGGAGAAAGACTAAGAGTTATACTCTTACAGAGGCTGGTTATGATGCATACTTTGTAATGTCGTCTAATACTCTTGCTCAGGATGATGATTTTGAGGTGGCAGAAAATGCTACTAAAGGTCAGATTAAAAAGGCATTTGTTAAGTCACTGAAGGTTAAAAAACTAAATAAAAAGGTATTAGGTGAATTTATTTCTCTAGTGGCATGAAGACATTCAAACAATTCTTGGACGAAAGTAGTCTAAGTAGAATAAAAAGTAAATCTGATAAGAGTGGGATAGCAACTCTCTCTGCTGATCGTGGAAATAAATCAAGAAAAGAAAATCAAGCAAGATCAAAGCAATTACAAAAAGATATTCGTGGTAAATTTGGTAGAGGGCCTACTAAAGTAAAAGGATCATATTTAGAAAAAGATAAGGAGACTGGAAAGGAAAGAAAGGTAAAGGAGAAAAGTTATGCAATAGATCGTGGTAAGATGAGTAAGAAGAAGTTTAAGAAAGAGGTCAAGAAACTAGGTAAGAAGTATGGTCAGGATTCTGTCTTGACACAAACTAAAAAAACTGCTACACTCCATAGAACCAGGAAAGGAGGTTTAGAAAAGAAAGGAGAAAATGTGGGTAGGTTCAAACCTCAAGGTAAAAACCCATATGGGCAATCTCAAATTAAAGGAAAAACTTTCTCATACGGAGATTAAATGACAAAACTTTATGATGACTCCAATTGGAGAGAAGAATACAAAAGTTACACCAGTAACGCAAGGCATCTTGAATTGCTAGAGAATGGGCCTAAGCAACTTTCTCAAGCATGGATATTGGGTGCTTTGTATAATAAATGGAAAAAGATGAAAGGATATGATAAATTAGATCCAAAGGAGAATGAGGGTCAATTGCAATCATCTATGAAGGAGTGGGAGGAGAGCATTAAAAAATACAGTTAATAAACTGTCCACTGGGGGTTAAATCTCATTCAATATCGTATATAATAGCCATATTGAAACGATACACATTATGCCTTTTGAAATCAAAATGACCAAAGACGAAATTATTAAGGGTCTAAAAGCGAACTTTGGTACAGAGTTCACTGCACCTGATGTTCGTGGTTTTTGTGCAATGAATGATATTGCATATCAGACTGTTACAAAGAAACTTGAAGAATTTAAAGTTGGTCGTGGTAAGTGGAACTTGGAGGTAACCACTAAGGCAGTAGAAAATATTGAAAATTCATTTGCTGCACCTGCCGTGCAACCTAAATTAGAACAGAACCTTATACCAGAGAACGATGATACCTTCGTCAAGTTTGGTCCTTTTAACGATATTAAGACCATTCTCAAAACCCGTTTGTTCTATCCTACATTCATTACTGGCCTTTCGGGCAATGGTAAAACGTTTGGTGTTGAACAAGCGTGTGCTCAACTTAAGAGAGAATTAATACGTGTCAACATCACAATCGAAACTGACGAGGACGATCTTATTGGTGGGTTTCGTCTTATTGATGGTAACACTGTTTGGCACAATGGCCCCGTTATCGAAGCTTTGGAGAGGGGAGCTGTACTCCTTTTAGATGAAATTGATTTAGCATCTAATAAGATACTTTGCTTACAATCTATTCTAGAGGGTAAAGGAGTCTTCTTGAAAAAGATTGGTAAGTGGGTAAAACCAATGCCTGGTTTCAATATCATTGCAACTGCTAATACAAAAGGAAAAGGATCTGACGATGGTAGGTTCATTGGTACTAATGTACTTAATGAAGCATTCCTTGAGAGATTCCCTGTAACCTTTGAGCAGGATTATCCCGCACCTTCTATAGAGTCTAAAATCTTAGGAAGGGTTGCAGTATCTTTGAATGTTACTGAGACTGAGTTCTGTAAGAGATTGGTAGATTGGGCTGACATCATTCGTAAGACATTCTATGATGGTGGTATTGAAGAGATTATCAGTACTCGTCGTTTGGTTCACATCATTCGTGCATACTCTATCTTTAGAAATAAGGGTAAAGCAATTCAGGTATGTATTAACCGTTTTGATGATGAAACCAAACAGTCATTCCTTGAATTATATGATAAGGTGGATGCTGATTTTGATTTAATGAAAGAGGAAGATGTATGACCATTTGGCAAGATTATATAAGTGCCTACAGATCAATTCTACCTATGAAGATAGAAGGTCTGTGGGCCAGTTGGGAAGGTAAAGGAACCTACCTAAATGCCATCACTCATTCACATCCACACTTTATTAAGTCAAGACAAGTGGATATCTCTGATGGTAAGAATGTTGATATCTTCAA